GCTATTGCTACAGTCTTACAACTGTGCCGTTATTTAATACAGCATCTGTTACCAACATGAGTAACATGTTTGGCAGTTGCACCAGTCTTACAACTGTTCCATTGTTTAATACAGAGAATGTTACTAACATGGACAGCATGTTTAACAACTGCACCAGTCTTATAAGTGTACCGTTATTGATTTCAGGCACTGGTACAACTATTACAAAATTTAGTAATATATTTCAGAATTGCATATCACTAACACGCGCTGCATTAAGTGGTTCTAAATATTCAATAAGTTATGCTGGTTGTAAGTTATCAAAAGAGGAATTAGAATCTATTTTTAATAATTTAGATGCAAGGGTCGCTCCATCTCAAACAATAACAATATCAAATAACTGGGGAGCGCCGACAGTTGTAACATCAACAGGCACTACCTCGATTGGTGGGACAACAATAAGTATGCCAAATACAGTGGGTATTACCGTTGGAATGCAAATAACTGGCGCTGGCTCGCCTCTTACAACAGTAAGAACTGTAACATTTACTGATGCTGGAGATTTAATCAATCTCACATCTCACGGACTAAGCAATGGAGATGAAATGTCTTTTTCTGGTGTTGGATCTACAACAGGTCTAATTGCTAATAAAATATATTATGTGGTTAATGCTGCAGCTAATACATTTCAAGTATCATTAACACAAGGTGGAGCAGCGGTTACATTTACAGGTAGTGGACCAGGCGGCATACGTTATCGCACACAGGTCGTATCAATTAACCCCAATGTAAGCATTACAGTGTCACGACCAACAACTGCGGCAGGTACAAATAGTTTAGTATTTAGACAATTAAGAACAGGCACGGCATTATTAAAAGGCTGGACTGTAACAGGATAATTTTATGACAGCAGGATTTTACAAAACGGAAAATGACACAATACTCTATGCTCCAAATATTGTAGAGGGAGATGGATATGTATTGGTGGCGCAAGATAAAGACCAATATGAATATCCAATACATGGATGGACATGGTTTGATAGTGAAGAAGAAGCGAAAGAATTCTTCAATCTTGAAGATCTTGACTCTAAACTAACACAATAATTTTATAAATAGCATATATGGAATCATTAGACTATCTTCAAAAAGCTGTTAGAGATCTTTTAGGTCAACCTGTTATTTCGCGTCAGCTTACCGCGGGTGCAAGCAGTTCAAATACTTTTCTAACACCAACTTGCCGACGTATTAGTATTCGTGCAACAGGTGGTAGTGTACGTTATCTTATTGGTATAGTAACTCAAACTGCAACATCAGCAAGTCATTTTATTGCACAAGACGAACGTCTCGATCTACGTGTACCACTTAATGCACAAATTGCAATTATACGCGGTGGAGGTTCTGATGCAGTTCTTGAAGTAAGCGAATTGGACTAAGATGCGATTACGATCAACAAAATCTAGTTCAACTGGCTATAATGTTGGTGCAAGTGCACCTCTTGGTGATGCTGATGTATTGGCATATATAAGTGCATTAAATTCCGCAGGTGTAACAGTTTCAGAACAGAGAACAAATGCAATAACTGCTTTTATTGATGCTGAAAAGACATCAGGTCGATGGAATATTCATAAGCGCATATATTTACCAATTTGGCAAAATGCTGTAGCAAATGCGATTTGCATGAAGTCGCTTACGACAGGTACATTTTCGGGTTCTATTCTCCATGAAGCTAAGGGTGTAAGAGTAACTAGCAATAGCAGTGGCAATATGAACACCAACACTAATCTTGGTGCATTAGGTATTACAAACACCAGTTATCATTTTGCAATGCTGCTTCCTGATGGCGCAGAAGAAAATTATTCTATACCTTTTAATGTAAATAACGAAGTCAACCTTAATAGCATTTATCCTTTGTGGTCTGACGGGTTCTCCTCATTGCGTATAATGGAGAAAGTATTTAGCGGCACATACTTAACAAACCTACCAAGTATTATGACCATAGGCAACGATAGTGTTGCGGGAAATCTTTACTTTAAGGAGCATCTATCGGGTTCTACTGGAGAGGAAATTATTGTGGGGAGTGTGACTCTCCCGTTTCCCTCCGCTAATTTGTTTATTTTGGGACGCAGCAGCGATGGGGCTATTGGGATGAACTTCCCAATAGGAGCCTTTAGTGTCAGCACTGAATTGTCTTCTGCGCAAGATGCAGCATATTCCACTTCTCTTAGGACACTTTGGTATAGTTGCGTTATTGGCAGTGATAATCCAGCAAATGCTGCCGAACCAAATGCTACAGCATGGGTACTAATGGATGGACCATTCGGCCCTACTGAAGGAACATTTTATGGCGGTCAAAGTTGGCGCAAGATGGAACCGATAGGATATTTTCCTTATGGAAATGAAACATATACGTTTGGTGATGAAGTTGTAAGATTTGATGGAGGAGCATGGATTTATGAAAATGCTACTCTTGGAGAAATAGCCCGGGCTTGGAGCACTGCACAATATCCTTGGTTAGCAACAAATTGGAATAATGGTTTTACCGCAGCTAAAGTTACATCAACATATGAAAAAACAACAAATTATCCTGCTGTTCCATAATCAATAAAAATTTAACTCTTATTTTATAGTGAGATATAATTTTTTAATAATTATATGGTACTAGATCGCAATATACAAAATCCAAAGTCATTGTATTGTGGAAAATTTTAGTATAAATTAGATATATGAAACGACGTGCAAAAATAGTAGGATGTGGACTTTCGGGTATTACTGCAGCAGTACTCTTAAAAGAAAAAGGTTATGATGTAGAAGTCTTTGAGACACGTCCACATATTGGCGGTAATTGTGCAGATGCACTCGTTTGTAATACACTAGTACATCAATATGGTCCACATATTTTTCATACAGATGATGAAGAAGTATACTCATTTCTTAGTCGTTATACAGCATGGACACCATTTGAGTTGCGACCACAAGGAAATACTCGTTTAGGCTGCATCTCCTTGCCGTATAGCAAAAAGACAATTAAACAATTGCGTCGTGAGTTATCACAAGAAGAAATTGTAGAATATATCTTTAAAGACTATAGTGAAAAGCAATGGGGTGTACCATTTGAAGAGATACCCAAGACCATCACAAATCGTATACCAAAGACAGCAGATTGTGAAGATCCTACTTGGTTTGAAGGACAGAAGTATCAATGTGTACCAAAGGATGGCTATTCCGCAATGTTTGCGCGTATGCTCGAAGGAGTCAAGGTAAATCTCAATTCTACTGAAGATCTATGGCGTGAGTCACTCACTAATGGTGACTTGGTAATATATACTGGCAAGGTTGACACTTACTATAATTATGAATATGGAAAGTTGCCATATCGCTCATTAGAGTTTCGTCATCGTGTCTTATGTGAGCGCCAAGAGACATTTATAGTGAATCAAAATAATAAAGATGTTGACTATACACGCGTATATGATCATAGTTATTTTAACCCTTCGCATGTTGGACCTACTGTAATTACTGAAGAATATCCTAAAGTATGTGGAGAGAATGATGTACCATTTTATCCTATACCGTGGGGTGAAGGGCAGGAGATCTATCGCAAGTATGAAGAGCGCGCAAAGGCAGAAAAGGATGTGATATTCTTAGGTCGTCTTGCAACATATAAATACTTAGACATGTGGATGGCAGTGAAGCATGTTATGAATAAGTTAAGAAATCTCTAATTCGATAAATTAAAAACATAAATAATATTATGCCTCAAGTAACTCAAAATATTGATAATTTTATGACAGCATCGACTTTCACCGAGTCGCGCAATGCTTTAAACCAATTAGGAGCATATACTATTGATTATAGTCCACTTGCATATCCAATTGTTTTTTTCTTATCAGTAACTAATACTACGGCTATGAAAACTATTGTTACTACTGAATTTCCAACACATGCAGTTATAAGCATATTGGACTCAACAGCATCATTAGATCTTGGTCCAGCGCTTGAATTTTATCAATTAATTGCAGAATCAGAATTGGACACAAGTGATCCTTATAATATAGCTTTTACAGTTGAGCCAAATGATTATGCTCAGAATGGCAATAGAATCTGGAAAAAAATAGAGTTAGCTTATTGATAATCAGCTAACTCTTCCCTTAACATATGAAAGCGGCCTGTGCCTGCTTTAAAATATAGTTTGTCTCCATCTTCATTATAAATTTCAATATATTCAACTAATCCGCAACCGAGTTTCCAGAATAGCTGTTTGTAATTGTCATTAATAGATATACGTTTCATAATCTTAATATTGTTATTTTTATAAATAGTATTTATATGGAAGATATTAAAGCTTTGGCCAAAGAATTTGTTGAGCGCGGTTGGATAATCGCATTAATCGGTGCGGCGGCCATGGCTGCTCGCCTTATGAGTAGTACTGTTAAGCTTAGTCTATTTGAACAGCTTAAACGTATATTTAGCGCAAGTGTTACTACTAGTATTGCCTGGACTATATTAGAGCATACTGATCTTAGTAGTTTTCATAAAGCACTTATCTATGGTATCATTGGTGTTATAACACCCGAGATTATTGCAGGCATTGTTAAGCTTGGCAAAATGTTTCAGAAAAATCCAGAAAAATTTATTAAGTAAGACATAAATAGTCTTATGGCAAGACCTAGTACAAGACAAGAACTGGCCGACTATTGTTTGCGCGCCCTTGGTGCTCCAGTCATGGAGATTAATATTGATGATGATCAGCTCGAAGATCGTATCGATGAAGCAATACAATTTTGGCAAGAATATCATAGTGATGCAGTTGTACGCACACTACTTAAACATGAGATAACTCAACCTGATCTTGATAATAATAAGATTAGCAATTTGCCAGAAAATATATTAAGTGTCATAAGAATACTTAGTTTTAATGATACAAGCAGCGCGAGTATGTTTAGCGCTAAATATCAAATGTTTCTTAATGACGTATATGGTTTAAGAAATCCAGGTGGTATTATTAACTATGAGATGACAAGTCAATATATCAGTCTTGTTCAAAATATCATTACTGGTCATACTGCTCAATTAAGCTATGCTCGACATATGGATTCTATTCAATTTCATGGCTTATTGAGAGATAAAACAAAAGTTGGCGATTTTATTATTATTGAATGCTATACAAGTGTTGATCCTACTGGTTATCCTGATGTTTATAATGATATGGCACTCAAAGAGCTATTAACATTGCTTATTAAAAAACAATGGGGTCAGAATCTTAGTAAGTTCGAAGGCATGCAATTGCCAGGTGGTGTGACTATTAATGGTCGTCAAATTTATGAAGAAGCTGTAGCTGATCTTAAAGAACTTAAAGATAAGTTTGATAGTTTCTATAGCAATCCTGTTGACTTTTTTATTGGATAATTTATGCCTACTAATCAATATTTTCAGAATGGTCAAAGATCAGAAAAAGAGCTTTATGAAAATCTAATCATTGAGGCGATTAAGATTTATGGTACTGATGTTTATTATATACCACGACATACTGTAACAAAAGACAATATATTAAACGAAGATCTATTAAGTAACTTTAGTCATAGCTTTAAGATCGAGATGTATATTGAAAGTATCGATGGCTATGAGGGTGATGGTAAATTGCTTAGTAAGTTTGGTCTTGAAATACGAGATCAAATGAATCTTATTGTTAGCAAACGTCGTTGGATTCAGAGCGTTGGCCGATATGGTCTATCTGTTAATACTAATCGTCCGACTGAAGGTGATTTGATATTCTTTCCATTAAGCCCGATTAAAAAATTATTCGAGATCAAATATGTTGCAAATGAAAAGCCATTTTTGCAATTAAAAGATGCACCAATTTGGACATTAACATGTGAACTTTTCGAATATGAAAGTCAAAATATAAACACAGGTGTGCACGAAATTGATAGTATCGAATATAATAATAGTGATAGTAATATTTTTGAATATAATTCACAGGCTATAACAACATCAGGTGAATTTGTTGTTGGCGAAAGTCTAACATTCACATATCTTACAACAAGCGGTCTTGTTAAATTCTACAAATATAAACTTGATGAGAATAAAAATCAAATTATTGTTGGTGTGCCAACGTTTATGACAGGTGCACCTACACAATTAGGAGTTGGTACAGTTTTCACTGGTACAAAATCAGGTGCTACAGTAACAGTTATAGATAGTTATGCTATTGGTGATAATAACGATTTGTTATTTAATAATGATCGTATGAGTCAAAATAGTAAATTTAAACAAGCAGCAGTTGATGATGATTTTATTGATTTTTCAGAAGATAATCCATTTGGGGAGCCTAGTTAAGTTATGATGAGTCGCGAATATTATTATAATAAAACCATTAAAAAGACCGTAGCTATTTTTGGCACACTTTTTAATGATATAAAAATTGTGCGCCCTGCCGAAAATGGCAGTGGTGTTGGTACTGTTCGTGTGCCATTAACCTATGCACCAATCGAACGTTATCTTTCTCGTGTTAATGCAAAGGGTCCAAGTGATGCTATTAGTATCAAATTGCCTCGCATGAGTTTCGAAATAACAAGCATGAGCATTGACACTGAGTCAAAGCTTAATCGCATGAATCGTACTGTGCAGCAAGATGGCGATGGCAATAATTATAAAGTGTGGCAAGCGGTGCCATATATTCTCAACTTTAGTCTTAGCATTATAAGTCGTGGTCATGACGAGGCAATGCAGATTGTTGAACAAATTCTCCCTTATTTTAATCCAACATATAGTCTAACAGCAAAAGGTTTAGAAGGACCTGATAGTTTGACCGATATACCAATTAGTTTAACATCTGTTAATAAAGAAGATAGTTATGAAGGCGATTATGAAAATAGCCGACGAACTGTCATTTATACACTTGACTTTGACGTGCGCGTTAAATTTATTAGTGCTCCGATTAATTTGGGTTCTGGAGGATTAATAACTGCAGTTGATGTTAGTTATTTTGATAATGATGATAGCACAAATCCAATAGCATCATCTCGCACACAATCAGTATATGAAGATCAAATATCTCTTGATGAAGGCTTTGAGATTGAATATTTTGAGGAACAATTTCCACCTATACCAGTGATTTATGAAAACAGACCAATCACATAAAAATGATTTGATGAAAAATTTAACGGATCAGTTGGAGATTATGATGCCGACTCCTCTGCCTCCAAAAGTTTTAACACCTGAGCCAAGTAATGAAGCTCTTATTGCTGATGCTCAAGATGATTTTGAATATGCTCGTATGCGTATGAAAAAATTACTTGATAC